AAATATCTTGCCTGGAATAGCGGAGCTACGGCGCTGGAAAACAAAGAGCGCGGACCCTCACTGTTAAACGGATCAGGTGCGCCGTCTGCCGGCACCGGCCTCAATGGTGACTTCTATTTAGACACTTCATCGAACGACATCTATGGACCCAAAACAGCAGGTGCGTGGGGGTCGGGAACTTCAATCATTGGCCCTACCGGTGCGACCGGTGCGACCGGCCCTACGGGGCCTGTTGGTATCGGGCTGGCATTGGCTCTAGGAGGATAATATGGCCGATACACTAACCGGTGCGGGTTATCTGGTAACCACGTCCCTGGCCGCTGGGCTAACTGCCGGCGCGTCCGAAACCATCACGTTGATTGGCATCACGATTGCCAATGTCCATGCGACGGACGCCTGCTGGGTGACGGCTCACATCAACCGGACGGGTGCCGGCGTTGACACAGAGCTGTGTCACCAGCTTTCCATCCCGGTGAATGACAGCCTGGACTTGCTACAAGGGAAGGTGGTTCTGAACAGTTCGGATGCGATTGAGTTCCAGGCCGAGGCCAACAGCAAATTGGAAGCAACTCTCAGCTATCTGGTGCAGACGTAATGAGTTTTCTGAATGGAACAGACCCTGGTCTGCGGCAAATACGTGCCGCAACTACAGATAATTTTGCTGCTGGTGTAGACTTCACGGCAGGGTCATCTACCCAAGTGACGCTGACGAATGATCCCGGTGGCGAAGACAATGTTATCATCACGTTCGACGGGGTCACGCAGCACCGCAACACCTACACTGTAAGCGGTGCGGTTGTGACGTTTGATGCCGCCATTGGATCGGGTGTCTCAAATGTAGAGGCGACTTATACTACCACGATCCCAGCAGCCACACCGGCTGATAACTCAGTGACGCTGGCGAAGTTGTCGGATGGCACACAAGGCGGGCTGATCTACTACGGCGGTTCTGGCGCACCGACAGAATTAGCGGCTGGCACTTCCGGCCAGTTCTTGCAGACCCAGGGCGCGGGGGCTAACCCTCAGTGGGCTGCTGCTGGTGGTGGTTCAGCTTTTCTTGGAAGCACTGATCTTAGTTCTGTTGCCACATATGACTTCACCGCTACAGATAACAGCACCTATGACGCCTATTTGATTGTGTTTGCTAACGTCTCTCCTGCAACAGACGCTCGTTATTTTAGAATGAGAACCTCAACAGATGGCGGTTCGACTTACGACAACGGTGCGGGGGCGTATGAATGGCGTTGCTATCGGTACGGTCCCGGTATTTCTAGTGATGTAGCCACCACCACAGAGATCGACATCATTGGTGATTATGCCAACCCCGATGGTCAGGTGGGTAATGCTGCCGGTGAAGAAGGTCTTTCCGGTCATATGTGGGTTCATGGCGCACATCTAGCAAAACATACGCAATTCGATTGGCATGTGACCTACGCGACTGCTTCTAACGAATTACAAGGAGTTGTCGGAGTTGCAAGACGCAAATCTTCTGCCGACGTTGATGCGTGGCGATTCTTATTCGACAGTGGAAACTTGGCCAGCGGTACTATCACCACTTTCGGCTTTAAAAACGCATAGGAGGAAAAGATGGCAAACACAGTTCCCTCCCAAACCTTTTTAAATCTAACAATTCCCGAGGCGAACGGCGAAGAACTGAGTGACCGTGCCAAAGAGTGGCTTGCTGATCGTAAAACTCGGAGGGCAAACGCATGAGCCAGTTCCTAAACTTTGCCGGTAATCAAGGCACCACTTTTAAAAACCACGGCACCGGGGGCGGCACGTCTTTTACGCTTGATCTACAGGCCACCACGAACTCCGTGTTGCTGGCGGTGGGCGGAGTACTGCAAGAGCCGAGTGTCGATTACACCGTATCTGGCACCACGATCACCACGACCACCTCAGTGACTGCTGGCATCGAAGTCTTTAGCTGGATACTGCACAAGCCAGGGACCGCTCCAGTCATCCAAGATAATTCTGTCACCGGCGGTAAGATAGCTCTTACATCCCAGGCCGAAGGCGACATCATGTACTGCAACAGTGCTGGTGATTGGGTGCGTCTTGCCAAGGGTACTGCTGGTCAGGTGTTGACACAGAACAGCGGGCTGACTGCGCCGGAGTGGGCGGCGGCTTCCTCCGATGTCGTCCTACTGGCGACCAACACACCATCTGCGGCGTCTACATCTGACCTTACTGCATTTGATAACGCTACTTATAACAACTATTTGGTAATTGGCTCTTTAACGCAGAGTTCCGATGGGCAAACGGTAGGTTTCCGCGTTTCTACGGATGGGGGATCAACTTATCGCAGCACCACGTCTTCTTATAACTTTGGGGGGAGCAAGGTTGATGATAATGGCTCGGAAGGTCTGTTTAACGCTACTACACAGACCTTCGTGCATATAGCCACTTCTGCCGGGGCGGCTGCTGGAGAGAGCATTGGATTTTCTTTGTGGCTATATGATGTAGCCGACACAGCATTAAAGACGACGTTTTCATTTACAGCATCATCTTTTTCTACCGATGCCACCCCAAGGGGTACAGGCATACATGGGGGCGGCTCGGCAAGGTTCACAGAAGATGTGGACGCTATCCAGTTTCTTACATCTTCCGGGACAATATCCGGCAACCTTAAACTTTACGGCTTAAAATAGGAGGATCGAACTATGTCTCAGACCCTTTTAGACCCAAGAATGTTCGACACCTCTCAGGCGTTGGGGGCGCATGATGGTTCGGCTTTGACAGGGCTTCCAGCTGATTTCGTGACGATAGCATCTCAGGATGCTTCTTCGAGTAGCTCTATCGACTTTACAAGTTCACACTTCGATAATTCTACCTATAACACTTACCTCTTTATGTTCGAGGGGTTAAGGCCAACGACGGACGCCGTATACCTTTATATTAGAACTTCGACGGATGGCGGATCAACCTTTGATACAAGCGGCTATTCTTATAACGCTGCAACCGTGAACGAGGCCGGGGCGTTTAGCGGCAACGGCAGCGGCAGCGCCTCGCAAATAAACCCCATCAACAGCAATTTTGGGACAGCTACGAATGAAGTCGGGAGTGGGCATGTATTTTTATACAACCCTGGAAACACTCTTTATACATCCTTGACGGTCCTCAGTTCTCATAACAATGCAACCTCAAACAACTTTGCGAATTATGCTCACGGCATGAGAGAGAGCGCCGCCGATGTTGACGGATTAAGGTTTTATTTTTCGTCCGGCTCAATATCAGTCGGAAAATTTACTATGTATGGAATGAAAGGATAGACAAATGCCATTACCACAAAAACTAATAGACGCTGGCTACGAAGAAGCCCCTGTTGATCCCAATGCGCGGGACCAATCCCGTCGCGCTAAGTCGGTGGACGGTCATCATGTGTATCTGCTCCCCGTTGAAGAAACCGAGCGGGATGCGGAAGAGGCGGCGTGGGCGGCTGGAGCCACTGACCGGGCTTGGGCGGCGCTGCGCTCCGAGCGAGACAGCAAACTGGCGGCAACCGATTGGCGTGCGTCCAGCGACCTGACGTTGTCTGCGGATTGGGCTGCGTATCGGCAATCGCTGCGCGATCTTCCGGCGAATACTGACGATCCCGAATCGCCGGTCTGGCCCAGCGAACCAGTTTAATGGCAAAGGCGGCGTCTGACCAAAAAGTGTACCGGAAAAAGGTAAAACGCCGCACCAAACCGCCTGGGCTGCGGCACCGAAAAAAGCTCGGCCCCAAATCGTCTTTCCGCACAGCCGCCGCCTTGGCGGCTTTTTTGTTGCCCGCGTCAAGTACTGCGCAAGTCTGCGTCCAGGGCGACTACTCCAGAGTGCTTAAAGAAAACCACGGCGAGGTGCCGTTTGTTCGAGGCATCTCAGAAAGCGGGGCGCTTATGATTGTTTTCGTAAACGAAAAGACCGGGGCTTGGACGCTGTCGTTTATTCCGCCTCACGCACCTGACACTTCGTGCGTCGGAGCAACCGGATCGGCGTTCGAGATTGTCAAAAAAGAAGAAGGGAAAACATTGTGATGGAGTTCGGGCTGCGAGATTTGCTCACGATCCTCACGGTGGTCGGCGGCGGTTACGCTACTGTGCGGGTCATCGAAACAAAGCTGGCGCGGTTGATCAGCGACGTTAAAGAACTGCGGGCTACTATTAAGGAAATTTTTAATGCGCTCGATGAATTGCAAGAAGGCCGGGGCGTGATCGAGAGCCAAATTTCAACTTTCAAAACAATTTTGTCGCCGTCCAATTTGGACAAAAGTTCACGCGAAATTGCAGACGTTCAAGCCCGTTTAACCGTAGCTGAAGACCGACTTAGTTCACTTTCAAAAATGCATAACGGGGAACACAAACCGGTGGCAGTCAAATGAAAGACCGCATCGCTCTCGACGCCGCCGTCGCTTTTCCGGCGCTGACTCTTCCGTGGTGGCTGCAATTGATCGAGAGCTGGATGCAGTTCGGCGTGGTCGCGGTGACGCTGATCATCGTCATCTACCGGCTGCGCATTGTTATGCGCGAATGGCGAAGCAAATAATTCTGTATATAGAACAAAAATAAATGGCAAAACTTTCGTGTTCAGATGAAGAGTTTATAAAGCTCTTTGAGACTTTAGGCGGTGAAGGTACGGCTAATGAACTGGGCGTAGCCACGCGGAATGTTTTTAAACGCCGGCGGAAAATAGAAAAAAAATATAACCGGATATTGACGCCACCGGGCGCAGTGAGGCTGGAGCAGAACTACCCGCAGCGGCTTGAGTTTGACATATCTAACGGCATCATCCCAGTAGGCAGCGACGCGCACGTTTGGCCAGGACAAATGACCACGGCACAGCGGGCTTTTTTAAGATTTTTGGAAGAGTACAAATTTCAGATACCCATGGTCGTATTGAACGGCGATGTCTTTGACGGGGCGCGGGTAGGCCGTTGGCCTACGGTAAACTACCAAGAACTGCCGACCGTCAAGGAAGAGCTGGAAGCCGTGAAGGCTTTCACCAATAAAGTGGAGGCCGCTGTTCCAGACGCAATCAAGGTTTGGCCAATTGGGAACCACGACCAAAGATACGAAGCACGCCTAAGCCAGCAGGCTCCCGAATATGGCGGCATTCACGGCTTTTCCCTAAATGATTTTTTTGGGGAATGGCAGAGCTGTATGAGCTGCTACATAAACCAAAATACAGACCACCCGATTTTAATTAAGCATCGGTTTAAAGGCGGGATGCACGCTACGCAAAACAATGTCTTGTGGACCGGCATAGGACATAGCGTGGTTACCGGGCATCTGCATTCTCTAAAGGTTACGCCGGTCACCGGCTATTCGCAGCGCACCAGCTACGGCGTGGACACCGGCACGCTCAGCCACATCCACGGTCAACAATTTCTTTACAGTGAAGACAACCCCCGCAACCACCGGTCGGGGTTTGCAGTGCTGACAATAGCAAACGGTGAGCTGTTATGGCCGGAAGTCGTCCACGTCATGGACGAAGAAGCTGGCAAGGTTCAATTTCGAGGACAAACATACGAGGTTTAATACGCCATGCTCAGTATAATTGGATCGGTCATTGGCCTAGTCGGGTCAACTGGACCGGAGCTGTTCAAACGGTACATGGACTTGAAACAAGACAAAGCTGACAAGGCGCATGAACTGGCAATCATGGCGCGACAGGCTGAAGACCAACGCGACATGCAGCTCATTGAAAGTGTGGGCAATGCCAACGTGCAAATTCAGAAGTCAGATCAAAAGATCAACAGCCGCGCCAGCCAATGGGTGGTGGACCTGGCCGGCACGGTCAGGCCGCTGATCACCTACTTCTTTTTCCTGGAGTTTGTGCTACTGACCTTCCTGCTGGCGATGGGTCTGATCACTGTTGAGTCCTATAACACGATCTGGTCCGAGGCCACGTCCACCGCCTTTTCGACCATCCTCGCATTTTGGTTTGGCCAGAGGCTCGTGTCGAAGTGGTCCAAATAAATGACGAAGGCCTTACTATCATCAAAACGTTTGAGGGCTATCGGAGCGAACCCTATCTTGACCGTATGGCTCGTCCTCCAGTGTGGACTGTGGGTTATGGTACTACCCGTGGCTGGGACGGCGGACCTGTTAATCCGGACCAACTTGAAATTTCGGAAGTGGAAGCAGAAAATTTTTTGCGGCGAGACGTGCGAACCACCGAGATTTTCGTTGCTAGACTGATCGAGGTTCCGCTGACACTAAACCAGTTTAGTGCGCTGGTTTCGTTTACATACAATGTTGGCGCAGGATCGCTTCAGCGGTCTACGCTCAGAATGAAACTGAACCGCTCACAGTATATTGAGGCTGCGGACGAGCTGCCCAAGTGGCGGCTGGCAGGCGGGCGCGTATGGCGCGGGCTGGTCCGCCGTCGTGCGGCTGAGCGCGAATTGTTTTTGGCAGAAGATTAAAAAAAACCCCACACCAAATTGGCGTGGGGTAAATTTTACAAAAGCCTTTGTTTTTAGTCTGCGGGGTCTGTCTGCTTCAACAAATTTACCATGTGGTTGTAAGCCTGGAAAACTGCCGGCGACCAATACTCTGAATTGTCTGCATGGTTCGGATTTTCTCGCCGGAACATATCCCACCGTTCTTTCCAATTAAGCCAATTACGAGCAGCAACAACTTGCCGCTCCAACAGCTCACGCTCGGGGTCATTGTCATTTGACGCAATCTCAATGGTTCGCCGGTGTCCCGGCACCATCCTGATCAACCCCCGATCCTTGAGCTGCATCACAACATTGGAGACCTGCGCCCGCGACTTCATCTTGCAGCCTTCGCCGATCTCTTTGTATGTCGGCGAGTAGCCATTGTCGTTGATGAACTGGGAGACAAAGTCAAAGACTTCCTTTTGTCGTTTTGTGATGCCGGCCATTATTTTTCTCCAGCCTCTTTTGCCTTAGCCGAAAGGTAGCGGATCAGTTTTTTGTATCCGTCACCCAGCGCCTCATGGTTGTCGGGTTCCTGCTCGGCCATCATGTTGACCATCTGGTCATTCATCTTCTTGAACTCAGAAATGTCATGCCGGCGCTGCTTGTACGACCGCTCGGTATCGTCAGAGATCGCGTTGATCTCCTGGATAAATGTGCCGTAAAAGTCTCCCCAGCCGTCCAGATACAAAATCTCCCCATCCAGCAGGGTAATCTTGACCTTAAAAACGTCGATCTTCTCCGTAGGGGCCTCAGAGGCCTCAGGAGAAGGATCGGGCTTTGTCTGGACCGCTGGCTCATTAACAGGCTCTAATGCCTCTGTGTGAGCCTCTGTGAAGGCAGTTTTTTGGGGTTCGGGCGACAAAATTTGATCAAGCGGATTTACCGGCGTGACATCCTTCATCGGCACGTCTTGCTGCTCTTCCACAACAGAAACGCCTTTCAATGCGTCCGGGAAAGCATCCCGAATTGCAAATCCCCTCGCCCGCATCTGCAACATCCGTTTCGGATACTGCTTCCAGGGGCCGGCTTTATTCCAGAGGCCGGCGCGCTGGGCATCACCCTGCGAAAACGTCCGCTCGGTGACAACCTTCTCCCCTTTCACGATCCGGGTGATGCGGCAGACGGCGACGATGTCGCCATCGGGCCGATCGATCACTTCTTCATGGCCACCATATTCGGGGTGGCCAGTGACCAGCGCCAGTGCTGCGTCTCCATAGATCGCCGGCTTGCCATTGATGACGGCAATATTCTGAAGAGCCTGCAACGGGGGCAAGCCGACTTCGCTACCCCACTGCACGGCGACCAAAATGTCTTCCGGCTTGTTCTGAAAGTTCTTCGGAACCATGGTTGATTTTGACAGGGTGTCCGAGAACTGGATCGCCCCCTCAAAAGTGGTTGGTGTAAGCATTCCACTAGTCATTATGCTGCATCCTTTTTGCGCTTGACCGTTACGGTCTTGGCGCGCTCGGAACGAGCCGGCTTGGCCGGCGTTACCTTCTCGGGCTGCGCCTTGTAATTGCGGGTTCCCCACTTGATCTCAAACGAACCGGCGTACGCCAGGGCGTGGTTCCCCATCATTGCCTGCAAGTGCAGGTTGGCCTGTTCGATGACCTCTTCGAAGTACTTGATCCCCTTCTTGGCAATTTCAATCTCTTCAGCGGTTTTGGCGGCGTCTTCATCCAGGATTACCGGAACCTCGCCGCCGTCATCCTCAGTGAAAATGATGCGCGGATCGGTCGGGTGTTCGATGTCGTACCACTCGGGTCCACCAGCAGCGTTCAGCCGCAGATCGAAGTCATTAACCGCGTCGGCGATCGCTGCCTGCGTGCCGGCATGAGCCTCAAACAGAAATATCCGCAGTTCAATGCCACGATATAAAATGCACAACGCGCCCCATTTATATTCGCAACACATCATCTGCGCCTGCATCTGGATTGGCCCACGGTGGAGCGCCGGCATGTCTTCCGGCTTTACACTGGTGACCTTGCATTCCAGAACACCGTCGCCATCCAAGACTATACTATCACCACCGATAACGTAGATGCCCTTGGACGGGTCCGCTGTAATGGTCTGGCCATCACCCTGACCGGCTCCGTCCAGGCTGCAAGCCAACGGGATGTCGGGATGGAACGCTGGCTTGTCGATGTCTAGCACGGCGTCGGAAAGGCCAAGCCGCTCCACTGCCGTCTGAAGGACAATGCGCTCCAGCCGGTCGCCCCAGCCGGTCGCCTCATTGCCCTGGAAGGCCGGCTCAATACCCTGCCGTGCTTCCAGACACTGTTTGAGCAGTTCATTCTTGGTCATATAAGGGTGTGCCTTCATCAAAAGCACGGGCGCCACAGACGCAGTCGCCATGTCATTTGGCGTCACTTTTCCTACCATCGTATTATTCCTTACTTTTGGGTGTTTGAGTGTTTGGGTTTGTTACGATCTGCCAGACCACAATGTTTCTTCCTTTGTGGTTTTTCCGGCGAGAACCGCTGTCTTCAATCAGCCCGAAAGCCTTTAATTCAGACGTGCGAGGTTGGACCGTGGCATAATCAATGCCGGTCGTTTGCTCTAAGTCTTCAGTTGTCTGAGGGCCGTAAGTTTCCAGCGCATCAAGCACAGCCTGACGCAAAGCACCTACACTCGGTTTGATGTTTTCCGCTGCGGCGATAGATGTATCGACGCGGGAAGCTCCGGGTATTTCCGGATATGAAAATAGGTCTTCCATGCTAAAATACCGCTATGGAAAACCAGATCAATAGGAGCCAAATCGTTAGCCACGTAAAGGCTGCGGCGACAATCGCTCCCATTGCGTAAGTCACTACATGTAGAATTAGATTTGAAGTAGACCATCTATATATTATGCGACTATGCATGTATTTTTCTCCTGTTGGGTAAAGACGATTTCAGGCCTTCTGCCTTCATTCACGATCCCAAATGCTTTGGTCTCGCAGATACTGTATATCGTCAGCGGCATATCTTTTTAGCACGTCATTCGCACCATGTAGTGTCAGACGCGCATCGAAAATTCTGTTAAGGTTTCTTTGTTTCCTGCTGGCGATGTCATCAAAAATTTCAGCAAGCTCTCTGAAAATATTTGCAGCGTTCTGTACGTGGTCTTTGTGCAGCATCGGAATTTCCAGACGTGCTTTTTCAGCGCCCATGTATCGCATAACCTTGTACTGGTCAGCCCTGCTCTTCAGCATAAACCTATTTTTGCGGCGGGCCATCACGCTGTCTCTGTTCGGTGTAAAGGTAAGACGCCTGACATCTGGCGTCTTTCTGACAATTCGATCGCGGTTTGTGGCATCTCTATGTCCAACTATAATTTTCTGTCAAAAACTCTATGTTGCGTTTTTGTCGGCGCAACGTTCTTCTCGTGGGCGTCTTCGTTCTGCAAAAGGTAATCATCTGTTATCCCTATGTTGCAAAATTTGAGTCTGGAAAAAACAACAATAATTGGGTCCAATAATTGGGTCCAATAATTGGGTCCAATAATTGGGTCCAATAATTGGGTCTATTTTTCTTCGACGTAGCCGTCCATGAAATTGCGCAGTATATCGCCAACGGTTTCGTAGTTCTCTTCTTGGAAACGCTGCTTTTCCAGCATTAAGAACAGCTCTGGCAGTGAGTTTTCTGCGCTGGCGCCGTGCGCGTTCTCAAACCCTTGAAACATAAAATCGGTCACACTTGTCGGCGTCAGAAAGAGCAGTTTGATGCGATTATCAAAATTAGACGTTGTCTCGCCAACGTAGCCAGCATCAATAGCGTCTGCGATAATCTTTGAGATTGTGTTAGAAGACTTTCCCTGCGCCATACGCATGTAATGCACCACTTCTTGCCGGCTGACGCCAACGCGGTCGTTGGCTACTTGAGCGCAAGCGGCGAATCTCTTCATTAAACGGTAGAATAAGGCTTGGTGAGTCCAACTCAACTGAAAGAAAGTACCGCTCGGCAAAGTGTTATTGCCGTATGAACGAAATCTTTGTAGATAAAAACTCGACAGCGCCTCGCAGACGAGCCACTCGCTTTTGTGGCCGGTCGCCTTGACCACATCTCCGAATGCGCCATGTCTCTGGCTAAATTCTGTCGGCCCATTGTAATTTTGTTGGTCCCGTAATCTTTCAAAATCAGTCAAAATCGTGTTGTCGCCTGCTTTTTGATTGTCGCGTTTCATTTACTTCTATCCTGCTATCTTGATGATGTTGGAAACCTGCTGGGGATGCCATTTGGTCTTGCCGGCGGGTGTCTTGATACCCCGCTTCTGGAGACCGTCGCAAAGCTGGCGCAATGTGGTCAGGCCGACCTCTTGCAACTCTTCGATGACCTTCATGGTTTCCTGGGCGTTGGCGTAGGCGATCGCCTTCTTCTTCTCATTGCCGATGACCCCTGCCCGCCTCAGAGCGGCTTCTGGAGCGCCAAGTTTGACGCCACGGGCCTTGAGAGCTGCAAGGGCGCGACGTGTGCGCTCAGCGGTCTGGTCGCGCTCATACTCGGCCATCAGAGCCATGATGCCGACGGTCATCTTGTTTGCTTCCGGCATATCGGCGACGACGAAGTCCACGCCGCTGTCGCGCATGGTCATCAGGAAGGCTGCGTTACGGCTGAGCCGGTCCAGTTTGGCGACCACTAGGGTGGCACCAGTTTCCTGGCATTTATCGACGGCGGCTTGGAGCTGCGGGCGATCGTTCTTTTTGCCGCTCTCCACTTCCACATATTCGGCGACCATCTTCCAGTTGCCGCCGTTCAAGAAGTGCATAACTATTTCCTGCTGCGCCTCAAGGCCAAGGCCGGACTGACCTTGGCGGGCAGTAGACACACGATAATAGGCCACATAGTTGCCGGTATGTTCGGTGCCGCTTTCGTATTTGTCGGACATTAAGTCCCTCCTGTTGGGTTGTGAATTTTCGCAGTTCGTTCTTCTTGTTGGAATATAGGGTCGTGTATATACTTCGTCAAGAACCCAAACACGATAAAATTACAGCGATGGCCAAGACACCTTTTTTCATAAAGATACGTTCAGACCTGATGGACCGGCTTCGTAAAGTTTCCAAAGAGCGCGGCGTTACTATCATCAGCATAATTGAGTCCGCGTTGGATCAATACTTCAGCGCCAGGTCGGACCTCGATGCGGACGCGGGAAGCTAAGATGGATGCGGGTTTTGGACTTATTCTCGGGTATCGGCGGCTTCTCTTACGGCCTGGAATTGGCCAGCTCAAAATTCAAAACCGTTCAGTTCGTAGAGGTCAACGAATACTGCCGGCGAATTATACAGCTCCGCTGGCCGGGAGTACCGGTTCACGATGACATCAAAACCTTTACAGCTCGACCTGGAGAATATGATCTCGTCACCGCGGGATGGCCCTGCCAGCCCTGGTCGAAGGCCGGGAAGCAGCTCGGCGCGGAAGATGACCGCGATCTCTGGCCGGAAGTGCGCCGACTTATTAAGGCTGCAAGGCCGCAGTGGTTTCTTGGAGAAAATGTCAGAGCAATTGTTGAGGCTCCAATGGGCCTCGACCGTTGCCTTTCTGATCTGGAAGACATCGGATACGACACACGGGCATTTATTGTGCCAGCTCTCGGTGTCGATGCCCGACACATCAGAGACAGACTTTTCGTCACCGCCTGCCGCATGGCCGACGCCCGCGCACCGGGACTACCGTTACCCCAACAAGGAAAGCTACCAGTCGCGCAGCGGGACGAAGAAAGGCGAACAGCTCCCCAACCGCATTGGTGGCCCGCTGAACCCAACGTTTGTCGAGTGGCTTATGGGTTACCCCGCCGGGTGGACCGATTGCGAAGTCTTGGGAACAGCGTCGTCCCTCAGGTCGTCGCACAATTTGGACGCGCCATCATTGGAGCCGGCGAATGATTGAGTTTTTTATCCCCGGCAAGCCCGTCCCCAAGGCACGCCCCCGGCTCGGCAAGGGAGGCCACGTCTACACGCCGGCAAAGACCAAGGCGGCTGAAGAGCTAATCAGAAATATCGCCGCCCGTGAATATGGCGACGAGGAGCCGGTCGTCACGGCTGTGAAATTAGCGGTCTCTTTTGCCATGCCGGTCCCCAAGTCCTGGCCAAAACAAAAACGGTTCGATGCCTTTAGCGGCGAGATGTACCCATTGAGCCGGCCCGATCTAGATAACATGGTGAAGACCGTCAGCGATGCCCTCAATGGCGTCATATACGTAGACGACAGTCAGATCGTAGAGCTGCGGTGCCAAAAGGCCTACATGGCTGAAGAAGGCACCTACGTGACGGTGAGGTGGTGCGAATGACGCATCTGGTTGAGCTGCTTTATCCCCGATCGGCACCTGACGGCATAGAAGTATGCGTCCAGGATGAAGCCGGCTTCCGCATCCACAAGATGTCACACGGCAAAGCATTCAACTTAGCTATGAGAATTTTGGGCCTACTACGTTGGCCTATTGTCCCCACCCAGCCTGTGGACCGCCGTCCTGGGTTGGGAGACCACGGTATTGAGGCCGGCCTTCCCAACCGGGATACGGTGGTCTACGAGAGCAGTGTGGGCTGGTTATCCCAGAACCAGCCTGCCCGCTCCGGGGATGAAGCATGATCCCGGTCGATGTGATCTTAGACCAAGTTCGGTGGTGGAAGACGCACGGCGTAAAGCCCGGCAGCGCATTAGCAGCAATGAAGGTACGCCGGCGCGATGATCCGACGCTGGCGGTGAGCTGGGGCGAAGTAATCACACACATGGAGCGGTTCTATCTAGCGCAGGCCAATGCATCACTGGCGTGGGCCAACGCCATACAGGACGAGCTGGAGCTGGCCCGCACAATAGAAAAAGAGATGTACCATGGCAGAAAAAAATAACGCCGGCGCTACTATCATAAAGCAGTCCGAGCTGACCGCGTTCCAGGCCGGCAAGGATGCGGCTCGGGAAGGCCACACCGACTGCCCCTACCCCATTGGCGGCGCGCTGTACCACCACTGGGTTGATGGGTACACCGCCGAGCGGGAGTTCCAGACACATGGCTAGTGTCAGGTTCTCGGCGTTTGAATTAACACAGATTGGCGTTGCTGGCGTTATGCGTCGGGTCAGCGCAATAAGTAAAAATAGGACGCCACAGCACGGCATAAGGCCGGAAGCGGAATGGCAAGCCGACATAGAGGGTATCGCCGGCGAATATGCTCTCGCCAAATATTTGGGCCGGTTTTGGTCTCCGACAGTTGGACACTTGGACACGCACATGGGTGATGTGTCGGGCTATCAAGTCCGCTCAACCCCGTGGCGGAACGGCTGCTTGATCATTAACGAGAAAGACCCCGACGACGACATATTTGTTCTTGTCACAGGAGAAAATACCGTTGGCTTAGAATGGCATGTCAGGGGCTGGTTGCAATGCCGCGACGGCAAAAAAAAGGAATACTGGCAGGCCAAACAAAAGGGCCGGTTCGCCTACTTCATCCCACAAGAACAATTAAACAGCATGGAGACCTTGCCGCATGGCTAAGTTCCCTCACCTACCCCTATTTGTGGAAAGCTACACTTCCGACGCCGGCCATCTGACGTTTGAAGAGCATGGCATGTATCTCAGTTTGATGATGCTGATGTGGAAGACACCCAACTGTCGCATTCCCAACGATATGGATTGGATTAGACGCCGGCTGCGCGCCACTGAAGACGAGATGATTACCATCGATCTAATCATCGATGAGTTCATGCATCGGACAGGAAATTGGATCACCCAGAAGCGGCTTCAAAAGGAATATAACTACGTCCAAAAGAGTGTAGACCAAAAGAAGAACGCAGCAAAAAGCAGGTGGAAAAAAGAAAAAACAAAAATCGAGAGCGACAAGGATAAGTCACTGAAAAACAACAAAACGGATGTATGCAAACGCAATGCACCTACACCTACACCTATATTAGATAATATATCCCCCCCCTTAGTCCCCCCCCAAGACGATAACCAAGTCGCTGTCGCTCCCCCCTCTCCAAAAAGGAAAAACGGGACGCGGTTGTCAGACGATTGGCAACCCGATGACGCAGCCTTTGCATTCGCACTTGATCAGATAGGAGCTGAGAAAACGCATGTCGAAATCGAAAGGTTTAAAGACCACTGGCTCAGTGTCAGTGGCAACAAGGCAACCAAGGTCGATTGGACCAGAACTTGGCGCAACTGGATCAGGCGAGCTGCTGAATACTCCGCACCCAAGAATACTGGACGAGCAACTCCAGACCTCATTGCCTCAATCCGTGCGGTCAGCGCTAGTATCGACCGTGAACAGGGACTACGAGCTGACGGGTTATCACATGACATCAACGCCGCCGGAAGCGGACGTGATCAAAGCCAAGAGGATACTATCCGCATCATTAAAGCCATTGCCGCAGAAGAAGATCATGGAGGAGCTGACCAAGCTGAAGGTCAAGACCAAGGCCAGGAACATGACCACGGACGAGCAGACGTTGATGGTCCGAGCCTATTGCGACGAGCTGCAAAGGTTCCCTGCTGACATCGTTTTGTACGTCCTGAGATCGATCGCCGATACATCGCCTTGGTTCCCGGCTTGGGCAGACCTGCACCAGGAGCTGCGGTGGAGAACCGAAAAGAGGTCACTGATGCTGGACGCATTGGAACGTGGCCCGAGCCGCATACCGAAAAACATCAACGGGCTGATCGCCCAAGCACTGAAGAAAACTGATGCCTCGCCACACAGAAGATAAGAAGAAAGCCTTCCAGCGCGGTCCGAAGGGTCTGCAAAAGAACGGGAACACATCCTTTCAACTGGAGGGATGGTCACCTGAGGTTACCGCGTACCAACTCAAGAAAGGAAAGTAAAATGGCAACCCACTACCGATTAGTCACTGCAAGACAAGGCCGAGACGGCAAGACCTACTGGACAAAAATTGGCGTCATGTTCCCAATGAAAGATCGTGACGGTTTCAACATTAGCCTGGAAGCACTGCCGCTGATGTCGCAGAACGATCAGGGCGAAATGGAGTGCCGTGTCGTCGCATTCGATGGCACAGACGACCAACAGAGCGGCCAGAGCAACCACAACCGGGCCAAGGCTAATGGATACCAGCAGCAACCCCTGGACGCCGACCTGGACGACGAGGTGCCGTTCTAATGCCAGCAGACACCAGCAAGGACGCCGCTGAACAGCACGCCAAGTTCCTGGAGAACTACTGGAGAGACCGAGGATCATCGTTGATTAAGGTCTGGGTCATAAGGCGCTACGACACATGGCAGATCAAGTCGAACTTGAGGAACGGCTTTCCGCCAGACCTCACCGACCTGCCTGCCGAAAGGCCAGTGAACAACGATAACCCAACGTGGCTGAGAGACGACAGCGGATGGCTGACCAAATAGGCAACGGCACGGTGGATGGCAGGATGATCGGTATACAAGACGCCTGCCTCTATCGCGCACGCGAACGAACCTCGATGCGGGCTGTCAAGAACCCAGACGTTCGAATGAAAACTTTACAGCTCCAGCGCAAACCGTTGGTGGCTGCGGATTTCCGGCTGCAATCGCCGGTTCTGCGAGCTGTCAGGACGGTTGCAATACGGTGGGGGTCTGCAACCGGGGGTACCCCGGATTCGGCCGTTGTCGGCGCTATCGATGGTTCCCTGACCTATGTCCGATAGTAATTTTCAATATGCTTCTGGTCGCCCGGTTATCACACCGCAGGGCCAGTATCCCAGTGTCCGCGAAGCAGCAAAGGCGCTTGGGCTTAACAGAAAAACCATTAAGGCTAAGTGTGAGCGCCAATCGGGGGGGTTTCATTATAAAGATGACCCACCCCTCCCCCCGGCTCCATGTGTTATTTGCAAGGCCCCAGCTCAACGCTTAGCTAAGAAGGGGGAATATTTTTGTTTGGATCATTCCCAAGCAACTGCCCGCGCAGCATTTCTTCGATATAGCATTATCCATGCGAGGGGCTGTCTCTGCACATCGTGTCACCAAGTTTTGCCGCCGTTCGCGTTGGATTTTCACCACACAGATCACACTGCCAAGAGTTTTGGCATGTCTGTAGCTGATATTGAAAGGGTTTTGAGGCGCGGCTCGTATAGTTTGGCATCTCAAGCGGTATATAAAGAGGCGGAAAAGTGCGTTTTGGTTTGTTCAAACTGCCACAGGATAGATCATTCAAGCGACGCTTGTTGGTTCTATTGGGGGAGCGCCATTAAGGTACTAGGCCCTCCACCACCTGTCTCCGAGGTGTATTTTGAAAAACCTGCTGCGCCGTTTTAAGGACCGTGTGTGGCCGATCAGGATAATCTGGGGGGTTGGGTCCACCCGATGCCGAGATTGTTCTGTGCGAGTCTCTCTGGCCCGTGACGAGGGGTATCATGCGGGGTTCCTCGCTGCCCTCCGGGGGATCGGTAAATGACGAAGAAATTGACTAGAGGGATCGTCACCTCAGGTTACCACCCCTGTAACCCCTGGGGGTTACACCCATAACAGACCATTTAACAGACCATCTGAAGGAGACGCAGGATGGCTAAACCGCGCCGGAAGAAAAAGACGTTGAACGCTGATTTGGGTACGCCTGAGTTGCAGGCCAAGCCGGGGTATGAATATGGTGAAACCCGGATCGCCGGTGTTGGCAGAACTACTAACACGATGGCAGATCAGTTGCAGACCTATTTCCGCCGCAGCCGGATCAGCCGGCGGCAATATCAAGCGGGGGATTTGTTCCAGCAGAGCTTTTACGCTGCCGGGATTGGGCCAAATTACACAACGCAGGATTTGCTGAAGGTTCGGGTAGACGCTGGCGGCAGTGACTATGATGGCCGGCATATCCACCGAGAAAGTTTGTATCAGGCCATGAAGTACGTCGGTCAGCCGCTGAGCCGGGTGCTGGTG